CTCCCAGAGATATCGCCCATTCGTATTACCCCGTGGCCGATCAGGAAGACTATGACGAGGGCGATTACCGCCTTGAGATCGTTGATGATTCAATGGCACCAACGATCTCAACAGGAGATCGTGTGCGGGTCCGATTCAACTGGACTCCATGGGATGGCGCGCTCGTTGTTGCCATCATCAGTGAGGATGATGAGCCTGTTCTGCGGCGCTATCAGAAACGGCGCGGCAATGCCTATGACCTGGTTGCCGAAGATCCAGAATTTCCGACGATTACCGTCAACCAGAATAATCCGGCAAGTATTGTTGGCGTTGTAATGCGTATAATAACTGTGATTAAACCGCCACAAGACTGCTGACTTTTCCACACATTCTCCACACTTCGCCGCGCGCCAGAGATGGTTGCGCGGTTTTTTTATACATCATCCGCAAAACAGCTTGACAGTTTTTGACTGATTAAACTACTTATGTTCCACGCAAAGGGAATACATCAGTTTGCAGAGCGGGGAACAGAAGATGCTGGAACAAGCGCTTAGATCAGCCTCACACGCCATCAACTGGCTGACAGACAACCAGGGCAAGGCAGAAGCGGACCCAAGGATTGACCGGGTTGCCTATCACCTACGCAAAGCGTCCTGGCACGCTGAGAAGATCGCGGCGGAATGTGATGCAAAAAAGCAAAAGAGCGAATTAGTGAGTTAGCACGTCGAGCTGAGAGCCTATCAGCAGAGCCCCCAACGGCCAATTACGAGGAGCTCAATTGCAAAGGGAGACACGAAATATGGATTTTACGATGAGAACAGCGCTGACGCCGGATGCGCTTATTCTCTGCGCCTGGATTGTTGGATCAGTCACGACATTCGAAGCAATGGAACAGCTGATTGATCTAGGCATGAGCCCAGCCGAGGCAGTTAGACGGATCAATGCGATCGAGGAAGTAGATCAGGAGTTAGCCAATGTTGATGCGTAATCACGGAATTGATCACAGTTTCTCAATGCAAGTCTTTAACGATGAGACTGAAGAGTTTTCAGGCGGGATGCAAATCCACGTCAGAATCCGCTGGGATGTGGAATGCGGAGTCTATTTCGATCTAATCGGGTATGACCTGGGCAGCGAGAATATCCTAGCGGGATATCATCCATCGGTCGACCTTTGGGCACAGCAGTTAGCGGACTCCTATTATACGGCTGACCGGCTGAACGAAATCGTGCAGCACAATGACGAATTCATAGGGCAGCAGCAGATCATTCATCGAGATTTGGAAGCTCATTTAAGAGATTTCAGACGGGGCGCGCTCTAATGGGGAAGATTCAGAAGATCCACGATGCAGATGACAACTCTGCCGTAAGCGCGAAGGTTGATGCCTTCGCGCGGAGCGGTGACAGCGGCGTTATCCTTCGCATGATTGACAAGCTTGCAGTTAAGCCCGACGTCGATTTGATGAGGGTCGAGCAAATGTTCGATTTGTATGAGCGAGCGCAAGCTCACGAAGCTCGTCTTCAATTTGATGCGAGCCTGAGTGACATGCAGCCCAACCTGCCCATTATTGAGGCTCGTGGACGGATCAAGAACAACGCAGGAAAAACGCAAAGCAACTACGCGCGGTGGGAAGATTGCGTCGAGAAAATTAACCCAATTGTGAGCCGGTACGGCTTCGCGCTCAGCTTTACCACGACAAACGTTGAATCCAATAAAGTCACTGTCACCTGCACTCTTAGTCATCAAAGCGGTCACAGAGAGTCGACATCACTGACGCTTCCTTTTGACTCAAGCGGATCTAAAAACACCGTCCAGTCGATCGGCTCATCAGTTTCTTACGGCAAAAGATACACCGCCTTTGCGCTTCTTAACATCGTATCGCGCGGAGAAGACGATGACGGCCTCTCGGCGGGGTCTAATCGCATCAGCGATGAGCAGGCCCAGGCCATTAGGGATCTCGTCGAAAGCACCGGATCAGATCTTAATAAATTCCTGACGGCTTTTCAGGTCGATCAGATCAAAGACCTACCGGCTAAGGCTTACGACAGAGCGGTCAGTTTACTTAGCAGAAAATCATTAAAAGCTAAGCAGGGAGCTGCAGATGCGAATTGTTGATGTCGAACAAGGCTCCGCTGAATGGCTCGACCTTCGTGCGGGAAAAGTTACAGCGTCTCGGGTGGCTGATGTAATGGCCCGAACTAAGACTGGATGGGGAGCCAGCCGGAAAAACTATGCTGCGCAGCTCATCACAGAACGGCTGACAGGTAAGCCAGCAGATACTTTCCAAAACGATGCGATGCGTTGGGGCACCGAGACCGAGCCGGAAGCCAGGTCGATGTATGCTTTCGAATTGGATGTCGACGTGGTCGAAGTAGGCGTCTTCATGCACCCGGAGCGAGATGATTGCTTGGCATCGCCAGACGGACTGGTAGGCGAAGACGGACTCGTGGAAATCAAGTGTCCAAATACCGCTACACATATCGACACGCTCTTAGCGGAGCAGATCCCTCGAAAATATGCATTGCAAATGCAATGGCAGATGATCTGCACGAACAGAGACTGGTGCGATTTCGTATCCTATGACCCCCGACTTCCTGGCGAAATGTCTCTCTACATTCACCGGCTGAACTACGATTGCGAACTAGCTGACGCGCTTGAGCTAGAGGTTTTCATATTTCTGGAAGAGATCGATCAAATTGTCGACGAATTGCGATCCCGGTATCCATCAACAGAGCAACTAGCTGCTTGATTTAATTCTCTGCAAGCGGGGCAGATCTGCAGATATGCGGATTCTGAATGCAGAGAAAGACGGGCGAGGCGTGATGCGGAGCCTCGCCCGTCTGATAATAAGAGCAAGGAAATATGCGAATGGCAGAATTGAGAATGCATCCACACACTTTAGGAAATTTCCGTGACCGTGACTACAAACATCGGCGAAATAAAAATAGTAACTGGAGAGAAAATCGGCTCGGAATGAGCGAAGAGCATCTAGCTTTAGTAAGAAAACTTCCTTGCGCAGTTTGCGCGCAATCGCCCCCTTCTGATCCGCATCACCTAATGAGCGTGGGAGAGCGAGGGCTGTCCGTCAGATCGACCGATAGGTGGGCTGTCCCGTTGTGCCGCGAGCATCATATAGCGGTTGAGCGTGTACGAGCGAGCGGCGAAAAGCAATGGTTTATGACCTTCAACATTGACGTAGTGAGGCTAGCGGAAGGGCTCTGGTCTACCCGACTGAATCAAGAGCAGATGCATAGAATAATGACAGCTCATTTCGAATTAGCACAGCCTGAAAGGGTAAAATAGATGAGTAGTGATTTCGATCAGGACGGCAACAAAGACATGCGAATAACGCTCGAGAGAGAGATCGACGAAGATTTGAGGCTTGCAGTATCCATCACATACACGCGTAATATGGCTGAAGCTACCCCGGATAATTTGCACGAGCGTCTAGTCGGAAGCCTCGATTATTTGATCAATCAATTTACGGATCAAGAGTATGGGTAAACTCAGCCCAAGTCTTAGGATCGTGGACTTGGATTCCGAGCATCACATCCGCGAGCGATTACACTTAATTCTGGACATCTTCGAAGAAATGGGTGAGCCGTCAAAGCGCGGTAAGCATCACTCTCCTAAGCACAAAAAAAATAAATCTAAGGTATCAAGTAATGATTAAGGCTTCTGGTTCATTGCTTTCGTTTGATGACATAAAAGAAGCTTTACCATTTCGAATATCCGATCGAAGGCTACGTCAAAAGATCCGCGCTTCAGGATTTGCTATTGTTCATGGACGTCAACTCGCTTTGAAGGCGTCCGAGTTCGAAGCGTTTATTGATAAGGTTTTTGGATGCTCAAACTCGAAAGGCTCGACAAAGAGCGCTGGAAGCTTGACGGCTATATCGGCGGCAAACGATACCGAAAAACTTTTAAAGCGCCTTCAGCAGACGCAGCGAAAGAATACCGAGCCAAGGTCGAGAAAGATCAGTGGGAAAGGATCACGCTTGGTCGGGAATTCGAAGGCACATTCACAGAATGCGTTACCTTCTACCTAGAGAAAGGCGGCGAACAGCGCTTCTTGATCCCCTTGGTTGAGATATGGGGAGACACAAAAGTCTGCGATTTGACAGAAGCGATTGTGTCAAAGGCCGCGCGCGAAACTTACCCTGGCTGTCAGTCGTCGACAATTAAGAGGCAATTTTATGTACCGCTAAACGCCGTGATAGCAGCGGGTTCTCGTGCAAAGCTTTGCCCAGCATTCAAATTCGAGCCGCCGAAAGTCGAGAAGCGAGAAGTTGATTTCGCAGAGGACGATTGGATGCGCGCATTCATTGCGCGTGCGCACTTCCGCATCGCGTCCGTTGTCTTATTTATGACATTGACTGGTGCACGCGTATCAGAGGCTTGCCGAGTTGAGGTGCGAGACGTCGACTGGAACGGTTACGTAACTTTAAGAAAGACGAAGACCGGACGCGCAAGACGGGTTAAGTGCCCTCAGCTGCTAATGGAAGCAATTCGGGCGATGTGCGCCGGCAAGCATCATGACCAGGTCGTTTTCGAATATTCGAGCCGATTTTCAGTGAACCAAGCTATACGGCGTGTTTGCTCAAAAGCAGGCATTCGATATCTGTCGAGTCACAAGTGCGGCCGCCACGCCTTTGCCGCCCGACTGCTGCGTCAAGGTGAATCTCTTCGCGTGGTGCAAGATGCTGGCGGATGGTCGACAATTAAGATGGTCGCTGAAACTTACGGTCATATTGAGCAATCGCATGTTGACAGCTCTATTGATGTTATGGGTGAACAATTGAGCCGAGTCGTTTCTCCGGCTGCGCCAGCTTCACTGATAAGTCAAGTTGAAGCGTCAGAAAATTAATCTGGTCCAAATATGGTCATCGCTGTTTTGCCAGAACAATAAACGCAGTATTGCAAAATTCAAAAAACACAACAATTCCATAGTGTTAGAATGGTGCTGCCGAAGAGAATTGAACTCTTGACCTCTCCCTTACCAAGGGGGGGATATTATACATTTTGGAAATAAGCTGTGGTAAAATTATTGTTTATTTTCAATACTTTGCGGATTTATGATCATGCGAAACGCGATATAAGTATGTCAACTTGGTGCATTTATTTGAGCTGACTCGCCCACCAATGTGGTCAAGATTCGGACAACGGTGGATCTGAGATTTATGAGAATGGCACCTATTTTGGAAACAGCGTTTGTGCGATGCGATCAACCAGCAGCGCAACTTGCTCCGGCGTCAAAGCCATTTTAACGGACAGCGGCGCATCCTCGCGAATATCCTTGTCTAGGACGACAGTGTATCCGCAATGTCGATCTGTCATGGTGTCCACGAACCTTTCCATTTGACTTGCTGAAATAATTTTCGACTTACCTGTTGCCATTCGTTTTTGATTGTCCTATATTTAGGACATCGCAAGGGGATTGGCCCCGGCGACAAACGGGTAGGAGACCTGATATGTACAACTTTACGGTAATCTGGGAATACTGGCGCGGCGGTAACGGCGATGCCGGCTTTGACACCAAAGCTGAAGCGGAGCGCTACTTTAACCAACGAGTCGATGACGCATCGACTGAAAGCTTTAAGTTGATTGAGCTGGTCGACAATCGCGGCGACGAGCCATCCATCATAGAAGCATGGTCTTATGAAGACTGATCTCTTAATTCGAATCGGCGAGGCTTTATACGGGCCTCGCTGGCAATCTGAGCTAGCGCGCGACCTTGACGTGTCCGACAGAACGATGCGGCGATGGGTTTCGGGCGATAGCTCTATACCGCATGGCGCAACATCCGACATGCTCAATCTCGTAGCTGAGCGCTCGCAGCTGCTCGAACAATTGTACGACGATGTTAAGCGCGAGTATCTTGCCACCTGATGCAGGTGTCATTCACCCTGGTGCCGGCGGCTCAGACTGGAAGCGCTTCAATGAGGACCCCA